GACAGGGGCAGATCGTGGCGAAAGTCAGAGTAGCGGCTGTTCTCTATTTTTTTGACGTGAGGAATTGATCCTGTGACTATGGGCCGCCCGCCTAAGCCAATCGAACAGCTAAAGCGCACTGGCAATTATCGAACAGATCGCCAAGGTAACCGCGGCCCGCTGGTGGCTATCGCGCCTGTCGATTCTTCCCCGCATGACTTAGATCCTGCCGCGGTTTTTCGGCATGTTATGGAAGCGGGCGCGCCGTGGTTTGCGTCTACAGACGCTATCCGGTTAGCGATGTTGCGTGAATCGTTAGAAGAACGCGCCCGGTTAATGCAGCATGCGGAAGCTGCACCCGAATTCCGTAAAGCTTTACGCGAATTGAACCGGGAGATTAGCGAATGGCTAAGCCTTTTGGGGTTTGATCCTACGTCGCGTTCGCGTCTTGGACTTGCAGAAGTTAAAGCAATGTCTAAGTTAGAGAAGATGCAAGCCGAAAGAAACCGCTAACACTTAGTTAGGTCTGCGCATGGTTTCCAAAATTCAAGGTTGGCCGCCTACAATTGTTACGCCTGTTTCGTCTTCTGACATTGCACGCGGCGACGGTGAAGCGGTAATCGATTTTATACAATCGTTTTGCCCACAGGTTAAAGATAGTGTAGGCGGGCGCGCGGGTGAACCGTTACTACTTAGACCGTGGCAACGAAACTTAATGGAAGCTCTATTTGCGCGGCGTGCCGACGGCAGACTAAAACATAAAACCGCGCTAATAGGGTTACCGCGTAAGTCTGGTAAGTCTGCGCTAGGTTCTGGTATCGCATTGTTTGGTGCGCTACTTGGCCCGCGTGGCGGTGAAGTTTATTCGTGTGCTGCTGATCGCGATCAGGCGCGGATCGTTTTTGGTTCTGCTAAATCTATGGTTGAAATGTCGCCGGAACTTTCTGCACAATGTAAACTGTATAGGGACGCTATAGAGATTCCTGCAACTGGCAGCGTATACCGTGTGCTAAGTAGCGAAGCCTACACAAAAGAAGGACTAAGCCCGACCTTAGTTATCTACGATGAGCTGCATGCAGCACCTAACCGTGAACTATGGGATGTTATGGCGCTTGCACAAGCGGCAAGGTATGACGCGTTAACACTAGCGATAACTACTGCAGGTGTTCGTACAGATCAGACAGGCCAAGACTCTGTAGCGTATACCCTTTACCAGTATGCAAAAAGTGTTGCCAGTAAAGAGATAGAAGACGCATCATTTTTTGCGGCATGGTGGCAGGCAGACCCCGAAGCAGATCACCGCGACCCGCAAGTGTGGCGCGCTGCTAATCCCGGTTACGGTGATTTACAAGACCCGGAAGATTTCGAAGCGGCAGTAAAACGCACACCCGAAAACGAATGGCGTACGAAACGTTTAAATAATTTTGTGTCGTCACAGCAATCGTGGTTGCCTAATGGTGCTTGGAACAATCTCGAGACTGTAGACGAACCTACAGCCGGCGATGCAGTGAACATTGTGTTAGGTGTTGACGGTTCATTTAGTGGAGACTGCACAGCGATAGTTGCTGCAACTGTTGAAGAATCGCCGCGCATTTGGTTAGTCGACATTTGGGAGAAACAACCGACAGACCGCGACGACTGGCGCGTAGACATTAGCGAAGTAGAAGAAAAAATTATGCGCACCTGCGGAGAATACAACGTACTAGAAGTTGCGTTTGATCCTTTCCGCTGGCAGCGTTCTATGGACGCGCTAGCAGCTAACGGCGTACCAATCGTAGAGTATCCGTCTACATCACCTGCACGCATGGTTTCCGCGTGTGCAAAGTTTTATGATGCAGTAATGTCTAAACAAATTACGCACGACGGTAACCCGGTGCTAGCGCGGCATTTAGATAACTGCGCAACTAAAGTTGATCGCCTAGGGCCACGCATTGTTAAAGAGCACAGGGGCAGCCCTAGAAAAATTGATGCCGCGGTATCTGCAGTGATCGCGTTTGATCGTGCAACATTTCGACGTAACGAACCAGTCGAAGAAAAAATCTCGAGTTTTTTCGGAAGTTAGAAAGGTTGCAGTATGCGTAACGTTGCGTATGGTTTGCAAATTGTTGGCGCGTGTGCGCTTTCTGTTGCAGGGTTTTTTCTTGCTACGTGGATAGGTTGTGCCGTGTTTGGTTTGTCCTGTGTCCTGTTTGGTATTGCTTTGGAGCGTGACTAATGCTAGGTAAGTTGCTTAGTGCAAATAGTGAAAGCCGCGCACTGTCGTATCAAAGTGTTTGGGGAGCAGGGCTAGATTTCTCTAACGGCACTACGCTTTCCGGTGTTTCAATGTCACAGGATGAAGCACTAAAGCTTTCCACCGTTTACGCATGTGTACGTATCTATGCAGATACCGTAAGCACTTTGCCTATGGACGCGTACGTAAACAGCAACGGCGACCGGCTAACGTTTAACCCTAGACCTGTTTGGGTTAATGAATCAGACGTAGGTGTAGCGCGTCAAGATCATTTAGTGCAGGTTCTAATATCTTTGTTGCTAGACGGTAACGCTTTTATTCTTGTGTCGCGTAGCGGTAGCGGTGATGTTGTCGCGTTGACTGCACTAGACCCCTCGCGTGTTGAAGTGCGACGGAACCCGATGCGACAAATCGAATACGTCTATGACCATAGAACAGTGCTTAGTAGTGAAGAAGTTTTGCACATTACCGAACTACGTAAGCCGGGGCATTTACGCGGTATTAGTCGTGTTGACCAGTTGAAAGAATCGCTAGGGCTTGCAAAGGCTTTAGAAGAATTTAGTAGCCGCTTTTTTGGTTCCGGTTCTATTACAGATGTTGTTATCGAATCGCCTAGTAATCTCACTAGGGAACAGGCTAAAGAGCTTGTAGACGGTTGGGAAGAACACCATAGGGGAATTAGAAAAGCGCATAGGCCGGGCGTGCTTGCTGGCGGCGCAAAGATTAATAAAATCGGTATTGATCCTGAACAGTCACAGTTGCTAGCGTCGCGCGCGTTTAGTGTCGAGGATGTGTGCCGCGCGTTTCGTGTGCCGCCGCACATGGTAGGCGTTACTACGCCGGGCGCAATGTCTTATGCGAGCGTGGAGCAAAACGCTATACAGTGGGTGCGTTTTTCTGTTGTGCCAATCGTGGCAAGGCTAGAAGCGGCGTACACAAAACTGTTACCGTCTACAGCGTTTATTAAATTTAATCTTGACAGTCTGCTACGCGGCGATACGCAAACTAGATTTAGCGCGTACAGTACCGGTCTGCAGGCGGGGTTTATGTCTGTTAACGATGTGCGGCGTTTGGAAGATATGCCAGCGGTTGAAAATGGCGACAGTGTGCGCGTTCCGCTTGCTAACGTTAATTTGTCTGCCGCTGATCTTTTGGAAACAGACCGCCGTACTCTTATGGCACAACGTCTTGTGTATGCGGGTTTTGATCCTGTGGAAGTGTTGAAGGCTTTGGACTTGCCCGCTATCGCGCATACCGGTTTGCCGTCTACACAGTTGCAGCCCGTTTCGGTTATTGATCCTAATAACCCGCTATCCGTTTACCCGGTGTAGTCATGGGGATGACAACTGCAAAATTCGCGTTAGGCACAGCAGGTACACAAATTTGTGCACCAGACAATGAGTCCGTTTCTATCATCGTTCACAATGATGATAAGAGAACGAACTACCATATTTATGTAGGTAATTCGACTGTAGGCACGGGGTCCGGCTTAGAATTACACGAAGGCCAATACGTGCAACTAACGTTACCTGCTGGTGTTGCGTTGTGGGCGTGTGGTGATCCTGCCGGTGCTACCGCTTCCGTGTTAAGAATTGCGAACGACTAATGCCTTATTACGTTAGCGACAAAAAAGAAGACTGCAGCGGTTGGGCTACCGTTAAAGAAGACGGCGAAATAATCGGATGCCACACAACAAAAGCCGACGCTATTAAACAAATGATAGCCGTTAGTCTTGCAGAGAACATCGAGCCCGGCGGCGAACGCGCGTTACCTGAGAATTACAGGCCCGCGTTATCTACCGATGTGCCCGACGGTCGCGCATGTGGCAACTGTTATTTTTATGATGAATCAAATGTGCAGGGCGATAAGGCATGGTGTGAACGCTGGGACGATTACGTAAACGGCGCCTACTACTGTAACGCGTGGCAACCTGACGACAGCAGCGACGACGAAGAAACATATACACAAACAGAGTCGCGCGCTATTAGTGTGCCGCAATGGTTGCGCGATAACGCGCGCCGCGGTCTTGACTGGCTTAACGAAGGTTACGCCGGTGACGGTGTAACAGACAAAACAATAAGTGAAGCTCGCCAAATGTCGCGCGGCATTGTTAGCGAAGATAAAGCCGCGCGCATGGGGCCATGGTTCGCGCGACACATGACAGACCTGCAAGGTACAGACCGCAACACAGAACCGCCGACAGCGGGCATGGTTGCACATGCGCTATGGGGCGGGTGGCCTATAGACGAATCACGCAAAGCGCAGGCATGGGCAGAAGATCAGGTA